AACCTGTCAATCGGCGTTATTGGTGAAGCCTTTGACAACAATTCAGCCTCGCCAACTTATGTAAATACTTACGGCGAAGTCCCATTATTCAAATCATCTCCTTTTATTCTCACCGTTGCAGAAGCCCAAGAAGCGGCGGAGGCTGAGTTGCGAAAAGTTCTTGGAGCCTCCGAAAAAATCTCTTGGAGCCAAGTGGTAAATCCCGCCCACGATGTTTACGATCTTATTAAAATTACTAGAACCCCTTCGGGTGTTGATGCAACTTTGGTATTAGACTCAATTACAATTCCTTTAGCCCCAACAGAAACGATGAGCGCTATTGGGAGAAGTAGGAGATTTTAGATGGACTTAAATTATTTAGTTAATCAAATCAAGGCAAGTCCTCAAGGATTGCGGATTCGCCAAGGGCAGGTCATGACGGTAAATGTCTCTCCAGCAAGCGTAGATATACAAATTGCAGGTGATGGAAACACCCTACCCAAAGTTAAATATCTTGATAGTTATAGTCCGACCGCCAGCGATACTGTTTGGATGCTTTCCTTTGGCTCAGACTTGCTAGTTATTGGAAAACAAGCCTAGTTCAGTTAAATAAACATAGAGTATAATTTCCACTACTAACATTAGGAGCAAACATGAAAACAACGCTAAAGAATTTACTTACCCCTAAGCGCAAGTCGCTCGTTAGGTCGTATCTTCGTCATATTCTGGGCGCTGGTGTTGGCGTTGCACTATTACTTCTAACTGATATGGCTCCACAGTATGCAGTCCTAATCGGTGCAGTTGCTGGTCCTGCAGTTAAGTGGGCTGATAAGGCTGAAAAAGAGTTCGGGCTTGTCGAAAAGTAATGAGTAAAGAAAAAGTTTTACAGATTGCAAAATCCGTTGTAGACGAGAAATACACGGAAGGTGCAAATAACGATACCAAGTTCGGCAAATGGTACGGAATGAATAACCAGCCTTGGTGTGCCATGTTTGTTTCGTGGTGCTTTTCCGAGGCTAGAGTTGCTCCATTAGTTGCCGCTTCCACGAAAAAAGGCTTTGCTTCTTGCGACGCGGGACTCAAATGGTTTACCAAAAAGGGTCAAGTCGTACCAGTCGGCAAGGCACAAGCGGGCGACATAGCGTTCTTTCAGTTCGATACCGACGCAGCACCCGATCATGTTGGCATTGTTCTGAAAAATAACGGCAAGGATAATCTTTGGGTTTACGAAGGCAATACGAGTTCAGGTTCAAGAGGTTCGCAATCAAACGGAGACGGTGTGTTTCTCAAAAAACGCCCCTACTCCATAGTTATGGGCGTTGCTCGTCCAGCCTATAAGGATTAAATCATGGCAGATGAGATTCAACCTACTTTAGGGGAAGTTATGCGCCGCCTTGAAGATTTGACTTCAGAGGTAAAACAAATGAATCAACTTATTGGACAGACTTATCTGCGAAAAGATGTTTATGACTCCGACACCGAACGATTCTCACAAGCGATGGATCACATAACCGACAGGCTTGAAAAAATGGAGTCCCGCTCGGAATGGGTAATTCGTACAGTCGGAGCGCTATTCATTACTACAATTGTCGGTGCCTCCATGTATCTTGGTAAATCCTTCGGTCTTTGAGGACTTGACAATCTAACTTGGGTTGTATAACCTCTCACCTAACGAGAGGATACAACATGGAAAATGCAATAAACGATTTTGAAATCGTGGAAGAGCCAGCCCGCGAACCCTTCAAGGTAGACGATGACTTCAAGGCAGATTGGGCGATGCGTAAATTAGCATCTATTCGCCGTAAACAATCAGACAACAAAACCATCTTTGACGCTGAAGTTTTGCGAGTCACGGAATGGCTAGAAACGGTCAATAAAGGCTTGGAAAGTGATGCCTTATGGTTTGAGTCCAACCTTCGTCCTTATGCCCTCACAGAGCGCTCTGAAGGTCGCAAATCGGTAGTTCTGCCCCACGGAACAATCAAAACGACGGCAGGTCGTCCCAGAATTGAGTTCGCATCCGAGGAAAAGTTCATTGAGTGGGCAAAGACCGCTGACCCACAACTTCTCCGTATTAAAACCGAGATAGACAGAAAAGCCTTAAATGCGTTGATTACTGAAGATAATCAAGTAATATCAACGCAAGGTGAAATTATACCTGATGTAAAAGTTGTACCAGCCGAAACATCCGTTTCGTTTGTAGTTGCAGAGTAGAGAGGGCAATTATGGAAACTCAGTTACCAATCGCGCAAGCGCTTGCTGAAGTTATGAAGGCAGTTGGCTCAATAGCCAAGAAGGATAAAAATACATCTCAGGGATTTAATTTCCGCGGGATTGATTCAGTCGTAAATGCAGTATCGCCAGCACTACAAAAGTTCGGGGTTTTGGTTATGCCGACAGTTTTAGATTACGAATATTCAACAGTTGAGGTTGGGCGCAACCGTACCGCTATGGGTCATGTAAAAGTAAAAGTGACCTACACATTTATCGGTACCGCGGGTGACACAATTTGCGCCACAGTCGTCGCTGAAGCAATGGACGCTGGGGATAAAGCAACGACTAAGGCTATGTCAGTTGCTTTCCGTACAGCGCTCCTTCAGGCTCTTTGCCTACCAACAGATGACGCTGACCCTGATGCGAGTTCCTACGAGCGATCTTCGGCAAATGATGTTGTGCCAGTTACAGAAATTGAGTTGAAGATTACCAATGCCAAAGATTTAGATGCTTTGGCACTCGTTGGTCAGTACATCACCGAACACAAAAATGGATACAGTCCAGAGAACTTAAATTATCTCCGCGCAAAGTTTCAAGAGCAACAAGCCGTAATTACACCACCTAAATTGGAAGAGGACACCAATGAAATCATTGCCGTCGGAGTGGATGCCTGAATTACCTTATGCGGGAACGAGCGGATTCTCGGGGAGTAAAACCTCCGAGGAACGCGCTCGAACTCAAGATTCAAATGGTCGAACTGGCAATAACCAAAAAGCAACCTTAATGTTTGCTTGGAGGCAAGGCTCGCTAGGTATAACTTGGAAAGATGTTTCTAGGGAGTTGAACTTGCACCACGGTAGCGCCTCGGGTGTATTGTCCGTACTTCATAAGACAGGTCACTTATTCCGTTTACAGGATGCTCGAAACCGTTGCAAAATCTATGTTTTACCCTATTATCTAAATGATCGAAAGATAGAAGAATTCGGGCGTAAGAAATGTTGTCCTCATTGCGGAGGTAATTTGTGAGCCTAGATGCCATGAATCATGTTTGGAAGCACACAAATTATTCGCACTCGCACTCATACATCTTGATGGCGATTGCCGATATTGTCAATGATGTCTACGAAAATCGTTTATTTATGACCGTTGCGAACTTAGCAGTAAAATCTAAATGCTCTGAGAGAACTGTCCAGCGGGCGCTCCGAGATTTTGAGTCCGATGGTTGGCTCGAAAAGTTATCTGACGGCGGTGGCAGATCGCCTTCGGAGTACAAATTTAATTTTGTTTCTGTCGCAGGGGTGACAGATTGTCACCGCAGGGGTGACAACGTTGTCACCGCAGGGGTGACAAATGGTGTTTTCGCACCTATTACTTATACCAATATTAAACTCAATTCTAAACACAATGATCATTCGTTCATTGACACATCTGAGTTCGATTTGTTTTGGGGAATCTATCCGCGGAAAGTAGGCAAAGCCGTTGCCCTCAAAGCCTTTCTTAAAGCGGTACAAAAAACTTCCGTTTCGGAAATTATTGAAGGGGCTAACCGATTGGCGACTGACCCAAACTTGGATATCGTCTACTGCCCACATGCTTCAACTTGGATTAACGGTGAACGATGGAACGATGAATTGCTTCCGAGTCGCAATCAACCGAAGGGGTTATCTACACTTCAGGCAATGCAGACAAAGCCATTGGAGATAGGATGATAACGCAAGCAGATTTGGTTGATTGTCTCTCTTTAGCGGTTGCCGCTTTCCCACAGTACCCATTGACTCAAGCGCAGGTAGTTGCCTACTACGAACTTCTAAAAGATTTAGATATTTCCAAAGAGGATTTGTATTTGGCAATTAAAGAATCAATTCAAACCTCACGGTTTTTTCCAACCGTGGCAGACATACGCGAACGAGCCATAAAAAAAGTTAGCAATCAACCGCCACAGTTTAATCATCTTGAGTTGGAAAACCCAAAAGCGGTTCCGATGCCTGAACGCCTACGGGAAATTTTAGGGTGGCTCTACATTGACAAAGAAAAGGGTTTAGATGCTTTATTGGAAGAAAATAATGGGCAGGTGGCACCTGACTCATGAAGATATTGCGATTTGTAGGTTGGTGGTTCACATGGCGCAACAAACGCAGAGCGCGGTATGCCCTGCTTGCTTGGACGCCCTCGCGGATGAAAGACTCCAATGGTTAAATCTAAACCTAAACTGAAGGTTGATACTCAAACCCGCTTTGGAGTATTTGCTCGGGCTAACTACCAATGCGAAAAGTGTTTAGATGCCCCCATAGGTGGCGTATCAGTTCACCACCGCCGCCCAAGAATGATGGGTGGTTCTCGTAATGAGTTGCTTCACCAGCCCGCTAATTTAATACTTTTATGCGGTTCGGGCACAAGTGGGTGTCATGGATGGGTTGAGTCCAATAGAGACAAAGCCAGAGTGCAAGGATACTTAATCCAAAAGGTTGAGTCAGCCGAACAAATCCCATTTCGGGACAATTCGGGCATTTGGTGGAATATCTACAATTCGGGCGAAAAGGTACAACTTGACTTACCTAAAGGTGTACTTCATGTTTAACCCATGGAATGTTTATGCCGAATTGATGAGCAAGAGCAGGTTATTTACCGACTTGAGTTGGAACAAAGACCTTGGACTACTAATGCCGAACGCGCTGGTAACAGGTGGGAACGGGCGGCTCTTACAAAAGAGTGGCGTACCGCTTTTCAACTCTTGGCAAAACAGGAAAAAATACCTGTCATGTCTTGGATTTCCGTGACAGTTGAACCCCACCAAAAAGGCGGGAGATTACAAGATGTGGGTGCGTGTAATCCAGCAGTCAAAGCGGCAATTGATGGAATTGTGGACGCGGGAGTTCTTCCCGATGATTCTTCACAATATGTTAGATCGTTAATTTTTCTACCGCCACACAAAGATAAAAATTCGCTAGTGCTTTACATACGAGGAGCAATTAAGGGGGACAGGCAATGAACTGGGAAATTATTTGGACAGCGGTAGGGCTGGGTATAGCGGGGATTTTCATACTCCCGTTTTATATGGCATTATACATAGCAATTGAAAAGGCTAGGAGCAAAATTAATTTGGAGTTCTTGGCAACAGCAAATCAAATAGATAAAACAATGGAATTTGACGATGCAGTCGAACGCCTGTTCGATGGAGGAGAGCAAGTATGAGTACAGTAATGAAAGCAAACGAGTTGGATGCACAAGGGTTAGGTGAGGTAAAAATACTTACCGACGCTATCCGCACCCACCAAAGTCAAATTCAAAATTTAGGCAAGCGACGCAAACAGTTGATTCTTCGCCTTCGTAAACAGCGCATTACTTACCGCGAGATTTCTGAAGCGATGGGTGTATCAGAGCAGTTGATTTACAAGATCATCCGCGACGATATTCCAAGAGAACCTGAGTACGACGCTGAGGGCAATCTTATTCGCAGACGAGGGCGACCACCGAAGCCCATTGGAGAAATCATTAAGCGTGACAATGAGTTCAAATAGATGGCAACGGCAAAAATTATTGTCGGAGATGTACGAACGGCACTAGCAAGAATTAAAACAGGAACAATCCAAACCTGCATTACTTCACCGCCATATTGGGGTTTGCGTGACTACGGGAACGACAATCAAATTGGTTTAGAGAAATCACCCGATGAATATGTCTCTGAATTAGTCAAGGTATTTCGTGAAGTCAAAAGAGTCCTGCGGGATGATGGCACCTTATGGCTTAATCTAGGTGATAGTTACTCATCATTTCGAGACAGTAAAGTGACCCCTGACTCGTTAAGAACTGGCGATGGGACT